CACACAGACGGCATCGGTAGTACTACTGCCACCTGCCGTTGTAGTATTGTAAATAATTGCACCATTTGCCGTAATTGTAGCGCTTGAAAACGTCAGGTCTGAAAAATCAGTAAGAGCCGTCGTGCCGCTGGTAGATGGTGTTACATTTGTCAAAGCGCTACCGCCTGCAGAATACCCAGTTCCGGAAACCTCGTTGGAGGTACTATAATCTGTTGTTGCTGCATCCAGAGAGGCAGAACTGGTAAAAAGAGCTAATTTGAAAGTGTGTTGCCCATTCGTAAAATTGTGCTTACCTTCGAGCAACTCTTTTTTGAAAGATGTACACATTGCTTGTGAAATAGCCATTAAAGCCTCCTAATCATTTCTGCCAATTCTGGATGACCTGAATTGATAAGAGCATTATACACAGAAGTACGGTCACTGCGAATAGCTTCCCGCATGTAAAACGCAATAATTTTTTCAATGTGCATTTTAAACGCCACGGCTTGGGCTCGAATAGCTGGCGGACTATTTTCTGAAATAGACATAATTTTTTCAGTACAACGATGAGCGACTTCATCGGGGGTGAACCCGCGGTTTTGGGTTGTAACTACATTTACAATAGGGGATTCGTCAATTTTTAAGTCTAAGGTAAACATCAAAGTTTCTCACGCCGCACCAAGCCTGTACGATAGGCATCCGTATCTTCTATGGCCTCACCATAATTTTTTAAACGGCCAATAGACTCTGCAAATTGCATTGTATAATTCTGCATAACATCGGCTTCACCCTTCATAAAAGTGTAAGCCTCCAGCAAAGAACCATACAACATAGCCAAAGGAGCATTTGTAGCCAGCCACGTAGTCCCGCTGTCTGATCCCGCTGTCAAACTGGTTGGTCGATAGTAATAGTGTAGTTCTGCTGTAAATGCGCTGTTGGGTGTTGGAGCCAACAAAAAGTTTTCAACATCAAAAAAAGCATAAAATCTAGGCGTGCCCGTGCTGCTTGGGTTTGGATAAGCGGTCTGCAAAAAATTAACGTCTTTGTAATCAAGAAAAATGTTTTCGCTGCTTGAAATCACAGAAAGACTGTAAGGTGCCAGAAAGTCAGAAGGACAATTCAAGAATTTATTACTAGAAGTCACCGTGCCGGTTTGGTTTCTACGAAATAAATTAAGTTGAACACTTTTAAAAATGCGTTCTTCCGCACCTTTTATAAAAGTGGGCAACTGGCTTACAAAGGTAGTTTCCTGATTCTCAGTGTAATCTTTAATAGCCGTTTTTAAAGTCGCATATGTAAAACTCATGGTGTGTTCGCCTGCCCGCCCATGCCGCTGTGATTGGTGCAATAATAATATAACGTCGGAGCACCCGAAGCCACCGTAATTTGTGTATAAGCCCCGGAAGATCCCGGAGTTCCATTTGTCGTTACACCTGTCGTGTATTCAGAGCCACCGCCATGCGTTCCATCTGAAGTCGCGGAAAACCGTAGAGGGTGCCCGCTATTGGAACTATCGCTTTGATCAAAACGGTAAGTTGACCCTTCAGATAAAGTCACAGTAGCTTGGCGGCTACCATCAACATAGTATTTGTTAGCGCCATAATAAGATTGAACTGTAATTGTGTAGGTAGCTGTGACAGAACCCGTTGCGGTCACAGTTCCAACAGCAGCCGTGCCAGATGCGCCTGTGACTGAAACGGTTACGGCTCCTTCTGTAACTATTGAGATGCCGCCTAAAGAAACAGTAGCTGAAACGCCAGTAGTATCGGCAGTCGTAGGTGAATCTGGCGCAGCGTCGCCCCCAATAGTAACCGTTCCAACAACCGCCAAACCGCGAGTGGCAATGCCTCTGTCTGGAAAACCGCCCGCACCAACAGGAACCTCCGTGGGCTCTTTGCGATCTGGCCTCGCGTGTTGCAGCGCTTCGGGATCAAAAATTTTAGGAAACGGTTTTAGTTGAGGGTGCTTTGACTCAAACTCATCCTTACCCACGAGAGAACCGTTCCACTCTCGTCGCATGTCTTGGTAGCGATAACGCATACCGGATCTGTCAGATATGGCAAAAGCGTTTTTACCGTTCGCAAATTTAGGCATATTATATCCTAAANTATTGAATCTGAGGCACTACNTTGAAAGATGCCCTATCTCTATCTTCGGCCATTGCACGCTCGAACTCTTCCTCGTAAACCGCTTTTAACATTTGTAAACGATTGGGGGCGCGTTTCATTGATATGTAGTAAGCAAGACCTGCGGCCAAACAAGGATAAAATCGAAACGGCATGTCTAATGTGTTAACGTATGTGTCTGCGTCATCCATACGCACTAAAGCGTCATAATACAAAACATCCGTACTGTTGTCTGGCGTGGGCCAAAGCTTCAAATTTGGCGTAGTTTGGCGGTCCAAAAAAAACTGATTTGGCCGACCCGTTGTGCTTTTAGTTGGGATATTTAAATACGTGTCCCTGCTAATTCGAGACATTGTAAAATCAGTGTCACTGCGTCGTACAACAACAGACAAAACATCAATTACATCAGCACCTAGAGTGTATGCGCTAGTGCCGGATGTCAACGCTTGTGTTTTCTGTTTGATAGTCCATTGGTTGAGACCCCGGTTGGCCCACTCTGCCAGCATAAGATTTAGAGACCTTTTCGCTGATTTTAAATCATATCCCGTGCGAACCTCTAAGCCACAGCGCTCAAAGGCTTCTTCCACATAATCGGTGACATCTAACTCAAAATCTCTGCTGTCGGAGGTAGCCATTATTTGTCCTTATCGTCCGCGTATAAATTATCAAAAATCTGGTTTACATCCAAAGTGTAGTCTAAATCAGATTTCGAGTAATGTATATGTTGAGAAGGACGAAAGTCCGGGGCTCCCTCTCCTGTCTCGTACCAAGCCGGGTGTGTTACCCTGACACGATTATTTGGAAGCGCAACTATGTTGCCTGTCCACTCTCCAGCGTCGAGTAACTCCAAAACATGACTTTGTTTATGTTGCGCCGGATCATCTGCTATTTCGTGGTCTGTGTAATCAACCGTGAAATAATATTTTGCAGGAAAAAAATTACCGTCAATTTTTGCTAGCCACGGACAAGGCTGGGCCCTGTTGATTGTATATACGGCATGAGTATGACTCATACAATCCCAAGGCTGTGCGTGATGTACAGCCATTGGCTCCGGCCACTCTTCCATTTGAGTGTCGCCTACCAGTGCAGTTATGGGCATCCTTGCCCACATAGCACCCCCGTGTACGTTAGGTTCATCAGTGCTGTCCGACTCGTATCCCGTAAAAACTACCTGAAAACTCAGGCATCTCATTGGCATCGTTGTGACGGCCACTGCCATCGCGTGTAAAAACTCCCCATGATAACGGTCATGATTACACGTATATTCTCTGCGTACCCAGCATTTGAAATACTGCGGTAGGCTGCTCTGTAAAAAAGGCATTACTTCGTAACTTTACCGCCACGTTTCATTTTTTTAACAGCACCGCCTTTAGCCATACCTTTTTTCTTCATTTCGCCGCCGTACATCATTTTTTTGACCGGGCCGCCCTTCATCATTTTTTTGACTGAACCACCTTTAGCCATTTTCTTAACAGCACCACCTTTAGCCATGCCTTTGGCTTTCATTTTGTTGCCGGTATTTTTTGCCTTCTTTTTAGTGGTTTTTTGGAAGCCGCCTGCCCCCAAATTAACTCTGGAATTTGCCATTTTACTCTCCTAGTAAGTTTTTGAAACCGAGCCACGTGTGTATTTTTTTCTGTCTGGCAGTATTGCGCCGCAGCCCCTTGCAACAATCCCGCCTCCCCCAAGGTTCTGCACTTTAGCCTCTTTTGTATTAGCAACTACTGTTTTTCCTTTTTTGCCTTCGCTTTTTTTCTTTCTTGCTGTCGCCGCTCTTTCAGCTTTTGTGAGACTTTGTGCTTTAGCCCGTGGAAGGCATCTATCAGGATTTTTTTTATCCTTTGATGTGCCGCACGGACCTTTGATATTACCAGAGCTATCAATTCGTACCCAATCTTGCTTCAGCCAATCTTTCAGTTCACCCATCTAACGACCCTTCCTTTTTCCGCCCTTGGCTTTTTTGGCGTAATTCGGATCTTTGCAATATTTAGACGCGGCTAAATTTGCGTATGCTGATGGATACGTATCAAATGTGCGTTGAGCCCAAGCTTTACCTTCCGGACAAATTTTGCTGCCCTTGCTTTTTGAAGATGCTTTTTTTGATTTACGAGAATAACTCATTATATAAACTTGTTTGCTATTGCGGTAGCCACAATAAGCACCGCTATACCCCAAAGGCGCGTATCAAGTTTATCCAACTGTCTTTGAATATCGGAATACCTTTTAGCGCACTCTTCTTCATGCTTTTCAAGTCTTTGCAAAACGTCTGCAATTTTCATTTTACCAAGCCTTACANGACCAATATCTAGCACTAAATTTATCTTTTGCAGTGTCACAATTGTGACGAGCCCGAAAATTTTTACGACGACCCGGTTGGTCTTTTTTAATGGACATGTTGGGATCTCCAAATCTTACAAGCTTTATTTCTTTGCCTTTTTTGGCAAGAACTGCGCTTTTTTTCGATTTACCCGGCGTTCTTTTAGGTTTGTTAAAACCAGCAAATGTTTCGCCTCTGTATTTAATTCTACCAGAGGGCATTCGTTGAACATCTGATGTCGTCGCCATAATTTCTCCTAGTCAAAGTTTTTGCGAAGATACATAATAACTGTATACGTATCAGCGCTAGAATGACCTACCGTGGTAAAATTTATATCGCCAGTTTTACCGCTTCCAGCATTATTTGGCAGACCACCAAATATAGAGTAATCATGATGACCGCTTTGGTTTTCGCCAAGCTCAATGCAAAAAAGGTCTGAGGTAGCATCAAATAGAATTTGCACTTTCATGCCAATGCACTGCCACCAAAGCTTTTCGATCACCACTCCGGTGCAAGTGTCTCCATCCG